TGGCTGGCCTCGTGCCAGATCACTCCCCCGTTCATGGCAAACTTCTTGTCGTCCAGCCCACCCGTGTAGATCTCGAAGTAGAACGAGTGCGGGGCGAAGTCGGGGGAGATTGTCGTGCGCGCGGGCGCCCCAAAGTACGTGGGGAAGCTCGCCTGTAGCAACGCCCGCTCCAAGCGCTCCGACTTGTCAATGCTCGCAGCGAACAAGCACACCTCCTTGAAGTGATCCATGTTCACGATGAACCCGTGCTTTTCGTTGACCTTCTTGGCGATCTCTTCCGGCATTATCTTAGCCATGATCACACCTCCGTGTCGTTGCACGCCTCGTAGAACTTCTGCGGATCGAATCCAGGGTTCGTGCTTCGCAGCCCGTCCTTGAATGCGATCACTACGTCTTCCCAGCGCAGCTTGGCTCCGTGCCGAATCTTCAGCCCAGCTATGATGGCTGCGATCAGCTCGAAGTGCCTGCGCTGCATCATGAGATTCTGCATCGTTCGCGCGCTCGACTTCATGGCGTTACCTCCGGAGGCAGGGGGGACCGTACCAGATCCATCGCAGCCTTGAAGAAGGCCACGGTGGCTTCCGACTCGTACTTCTCCGCGTATGTGATCCACGTCGTGAGACACTCTTCGATCGTCGTCCTGTCGGCCCAGGGCCGCAGGGCCACGAACCTGCGCAGACAGTCGTCCATGATGATCGCTTGCTGCTCCTTGAACGTCGCGCTCATTCGTTGCTCCTTTTCTCGGTTGTGATCTCGATGGTATTGGGCGTCTGGAACCACAGGCGCACGCACCCGTAATCCGTTTCGATCTCATTGTCTGCCATCATGCGACCTCCCACTCGCTTGCGTTGACGTGTGTGATCTCACCGTACTCGTAGAGCCCGTGCTTGATTGGGATTCTAAACTCGCTCGGGCGCGTCTTCCACGTCTGCGTGCGCCCGGTCCTGCGTGCGCGCATGCGGGATCCGTCCGCGTTCTTGAGCGTTACGTGCTCGAAGTGCCTAGCTTCCATCGCCTGTGCCTTTGTGATCATGTGCGCTCCTCCTCGATCGAGGGGACGTGTCCCTCGTAGTTATGCGGCCTGTCGGTCAACGGAATGTGGATCCACTCGCGCCGTTCGTTCTCGATTGCGCGCCGCGCCCGTTCGCGCTCCTCGCGCTCGATTGCGTCAATCATCCACGGGGCTAGCATGGCGATCCTTTCGCGTGTTTCGGCCCTCCCTTGGGCCGTCGTCAGCAGGGGGTGGGATACCCTCTGGACACGCGGGGCGGGGCGCATGGCGCCCCTGCCCCTATGTGGGCCGTGCCTAGGCGGCGAGCGCGGCCTTGAGCGCCACGGCGCGATTCACGGACACGCCAGGGAAGGCCCGGATGATATCCGGCACGCGAATCTTCGCCGGGTCGGGCTGCTCGCATGCCCACGCGAGGATCGCGTCGTCACTCGTGTCCGTGGCCTTGCGCACCACGGTCACGTCCACGGGCGGGGCCGGGGGCGCGGCCGGGGGCAGCGCGACGGGCGCGGCCTTGCGCACGCGCACGGGGGGCGCGGCCTTGGCGGGCGCCGCCTTGGCAGCGATTGCAGCCTCAAGCTCACGGATTCTCGCCTCGTTTGCCGCGATCTGCGCATCAACGCTGGCGGGCTTGCCTGCGGCCTTCGCGGTGTGGCGCGCCTTCGCGGCCGCCGCGAACTTGGCCCGGGCCGCTAGCTGCGCGGGCGTCGCGGGCTTGCGCGTCTTACCCGCCATGCCGCCCGTCGCGCGCGCCACCTGGGCGAGCCGCTCGTCCGCGTCCACGGGCGCGGGGCGCACGCGGGCGGGGGTCGAGGGGGCTTCGCCCCTGAACTCGCGGAGCGTGGCCTTGAACGCGTCCACGAGGCGCGATTCCGGGCCGTCCACGCGGGGCGCATACACGCGCGGGGCGGGGACGTGCGCAGCGTGGCGCGCGTTGTCCTTGGCAAGCGCCATCTTGCGAAGCGCGGCGTACACGATCGCCTGAGCCACGTCCACGTTCCCGTCCTCATCAGCGAAAAAGCCCAAGGCCTCCTCCACGGTCATTGCGCCCTGACGGGTCATAATCTCTGCGTCCAGGTCTACAGCGAGCTTGCGTGCCATGTGCGATTGCCTCCGGGTTTGCGAGGGGCGAGAAATTCGCCTCTCACCCTATGCGAGCGGGCTTCCCTGATTAGGGCATTGCGGAATGGTTCAAATCTTCAAGAATTACGCGGATTTGATCGAATTGACGAAAGGCCAAAACGGGAAATTGGGGCGTGTCGCAATACTTGAATACTTCAAGCGATTGTCTGATTTGCCACACCCTTGACGCAAATCAAGTCTCCAATCGCGCGCACACGCGCGCACACGCGGGGTAAGACACGCACACGCACGCACACATGCGCACACGCGCGCGGGGCGTTGTTACGGGTCAATGCGTAACAGGCTGAGCTAAGTCCTTGATTTCAGGGAATGTTACCGTTACGCATTTTTCGCAATCTTCTCTCTATAACTTAGGATTATTATTAATCCTTTTCTTTTATCCTGTTACTCTAACTCTCTTGAAAAATACGTAACACGTAACAAGCTGGGATCTGGCGCGTTGCGCCCCGCGCGTCGTACGCTTGCGCCTGCGATTCCCCTCCCGTGCGAGGAGCGGGGCGCGGAGGCCACGGAACGGCGCACATGGCGAGAAAGGCCCACAGATCCGGGAGCTTGGATCACCGCACGTCGCGCGTGTGCGCGCCGATCGTGGAATCGTGTGCCTCGTTTTGGCCGAGGGGGGGTGGCCCCCGGGTTTCGCGCGGCGCCCGCCCCCCGGGGGGCCCCGTTTCGGAAATCTACAAAAACTCAATCGGTTTTGATCGGTCAGTGCGAAGCGCACGGCGCGAGGAGCTACGAGGGCCCCGCCTAGTGGGCGTTCTGCCTGATGCGATCGAAGCGCTCGTAGGAAGCGCCGCGCGCAACGAGCAACGCGCGGGGGCAACGATCGAACAGCGCTCGTGCAGTGAACTCAAAGCGTAGGGGATCAAAATGGGTCTGAACGTCGATTTCGCAGGCATGGGTGGCTACAACAACTCCGGTCCCGTCTACGCGATGGGCAACCGCACGGCGGTGGCAGACGCGGCGTACACGGTGAAGATCACCGATTACCTCGTGGTCTACACTTCGCTCACCGCTGGCAGGGCAATCACCGGCCCTGCGGCCCCGGTCCCGGTGGGCTGGACGTTCGTGCTGAAGGACGAGACAGGATCGGCCAACACCTACAACCTCACCTTCACCCCGGCGAGCGGCAACATCGACGGCGCGGGCACCAAGGTGATCAACACCGCGTATGGGCTGTTCAAGGCGTACTTCAACGGCACCAACTGGTTCACGATCTACTGAGGCGACCATGACAGCCGCCACGGATCAGGCATACTGCATCTCCACGCTGTACGAGAACAAGCCCTGGCCCTGCGTCCACGGCTACACGTTCGCGTGCCCGGTCGCCGCAGGGCTCTCTCCCTCCCAGCAGACCATCGACACGGACGAGCAGTTTGCCGACGCGGACGTGATCGGCCCCGAGGTGCAGGAGCCGCCCCCCAAGACCAAGACGAGCAGGTGGTGATCATGGCTCGCGCGGGGAGCACTCACGATCTCGTGAAGATGAAGAAGGAGCGGAAGAAAAATGATCTTCCGCTGGGCACGGTGAAGCTGCTCAAGCAGCTTCGCTACCGCGTGCCCGAGAGTGCTCCCCCCGAGATTGCCGCCGTGGCCGATCGCGCCTTCGAGCGGCTCGTGAACGTCATGGAGGGCAAGGTGAGCTTCCGGCAGGCCCCCAGCGTGCTCAAGGCCGCGTCCCTGCTCCGCGAGGAGGTGTGCGGCCCGGTGCCCAAGGAGTTGAACATCACCACCAAGCTCACCTTGGAACAGCTATTGGCGCGGGTCGAGGATGGGAAGGCTGAATGATCGCCTCGCGTCCCTGCCCAATGGGATCCAGCGCATCAGCCGCCGCACGAGCGGCTGGCACGCCAAGGGTTGGTGGCACGACGATAACGATCCCAACTTCGTCAGGAAGCCCAAGAAGGAGCCGCCTCCTCGTCCGGGTCCCACCCAAGCGAGGCCCCCGATCGTGAGGAAGAAGAAGGACACGGTGCCGTCCTTCGCGGTGGCCCCCACGGCGACCGCGAATCACGCGGCAGAGCAGGCCGTGGTAAATCTCAAGCGATGGCGCGCGGAGCCGTGGACTTTCGTCAAGGAAGTGCTGGGGGCGATCCCCGACGTGTGGCAGGACGAGGCGTTGCACGCGCTTGCCACCAATCAGCGATTGGCGATCAAAGCGTGCAAGGGGCCGGGCAAGAGCGCCTTCGATAGCTGGGCCGTGCTCTGGTTCCTGACGTGCTTCTCCCACCCCAAGATACTCTGTACTTCGATCACAGGCGACAACCTGCGGGACGGGCTCTGGGCGGAATGCGCCAAGTGGATGAACCGATCCCCGATGCTCAAGGAGCTTTTCGAGTGGCAGACGGAAAGAATCTACGCGAAGGATCATGCGGAAACGTGGTTTGCATCCGCCCGTACTTGGTCGAAGCAGGCCGACAAGACGCAGCAAGCCAATACCCTCGCGGGTATCCATGCGAAGAACACCCTGATCATTGTGGACGAGGCGGGAGACATCCCGTCTGGTGTGGTCGCGGCAGCGGACGCGTCGCTGTCAACCCAGGGCAACGAGGGCGAGGAAGTCCATAAGATCATCCTCACCGGCAATCCGACGCGCACGAGCGGTCCGCTGTGGGACGCCTGCACGCGTGACCGGCACCTCTACTACGTGATCGAGATCACGGGCGACCCCGACAGCCCCAAGCGCGCCTCCCGCATCGACATCAACTGGGCCAGGGAGCTGATCCGACAGTGGGGAGCGGAGAGCCCGATCGTCCTCGTCAACGTCATGGGCAAGTTCCCGCCCGTGCAGGCCGACAAGCTCCTGGGCCCCGACGAGGTGCAGGCGGCGATGCAGCGCACGGTGCCCGAGATCGCCTGGATGCGGGAGCCGAAGATCATGGCGCTCGACGTGGCGCGCTTCGGGGACGACCGGAGCGTGCTGTGCCGCAGGCAGGGGCAGATCGTCTTTCCCTTCCGCAAGTGGCGCAACCTTGATCTCATGGAGCTTGCTTCACAGGTGGCCTTCGAGTACGGGGAGTGGCAAGCCGATGTCATCTTCGTGGACGAGACTGGCGTTGGGGCTGGGGTTGTTGATCGTCTACGTCAGCTTGCCATTCCTGTTGTCGGCATCAACTTCTCGTCGAAACCGCAGGAAGTCAGATTCGCAGACAAGCGAAGCGAGATCTGGTACCGTATGGCGGAAGCGGTGAAGCGGGATCTGTGCCTTCCCGACGACGCCGAGCTTGCCAGCGAGCTAGTGGGACCGTCGTTCAAGTTCGATCGGAACTCGAAGATGCGGTTGGAGTCGAAGGACGACATGAAGAAGAACGGGCTTCCGTCGCCGGATGCGGCTGACAGCCTCGCCATGACGTGGGCAGAACCGGTGCACGGTGAGGCGCACCGGCCCTCCTACACCAAGACGTACCACCAGACCGTGACGGATTATGATCCGTTCGCAAGCAAGGGAGAATACGATGGGCAAGCGGCATAAGGGCATGGGTGGCCCGGACGGATCGGGCACCACCAAGAACGAGCACGCGCCGATGTACAAGAAGTACGACGCACCGGAAACGGAAACGGCGCAGCATCAGCACAGCGTCCACGGGCCGGACGACGCGTATCACCGGCACCCTGCCAAGGGCGGGGGCAAGCCTTACGATCAGCACAGCAGCATGAAGTTCTACAACCGGGAAGACGACTCGATCGACGTGGACCCCAAGGAGTTCAGCAACAGCGAGCATTCCGGCCCGATGCCCGAACACGTCTTCAAGCACGACAAGGCCCCGAAGTCGCAGCACTGAGGTGATCAATGGGCGACATCAAGGGCGGACAGGGTGGGTTGAAGAACTACCCTGATCCTCACATGAAGTTCAAGGGGAAGACTCAGCTTCCCAAGGCCGGGATCCACGGTAAGCCGGTTCACGAGACAGAGCACGGAGAGGATCACATTGCCTGCGGCGAGGGGCAGGCGATCGAGCGCATGGGCTCCGTGCATGGCCGGGTCGTGGATCATCAGGGCGGCGAGCACTTCTTCGCAATGCAGGGGACCGACTACGATCGGGCCTCCAGCATGAAGTCGGAGCCCAAGAAGATGCCCGAACACCGGATGCCCCACAAGAAGGGGCCGCATCAGGAAGGCAAGTAGATCATGGGTGCTCCATCCGTTCCGGCCCCGCCGCCGTTGCCCGCCCCCGCCCCCGATGCGGCGGATGCAGCCGTCCAGGCGGCACGGACGATGGAGCGCCGCAAGCAACTGGGTCTGAAGGGGCGCATGTCCACCTACCTCACCACTGCCCAGGGTGAGGAGGAAGCTCCCCCCTCGGGCGGGAAGACCATGCTGGGTCAATGAGCGATACGACCTACACAGAGCCATCGCCACAGGCGTTCGGCAACATCGTGGAGCGCTATCGCAAGCGCTTCGCGTTGCTCTACACGGAGCGATCGACGTGGCTCTACCACTGGCAGGAGTTGAACGATTACATCTATCCCCGCCGGTTCCGGTACCTGCTCTTTGATCGTAACAAGGGGACCAAGAAGAACGACAAGATCATCAACAACACCGCCACGCGCGCCGTGCGGACGCTCGCGGCGGGCATGATGGCAGGGCTTTCTTCCCCCGCTCGCCCCTGGTTCAACTTGCTGGGCCCGCTCGAATGGCGGGAAGATCAAGAAGTGAAGCAGTACCTTGGGGTCGTCACCAAGCTCGTGCGCGAAGCGCTGATCCGCAGCAACTTCTACAACGTGGTTCATGAGATGTACACCACCCTAGCGGTCTTCGGGACGCCGTGCATGTACATCGAGGAGCTTGATCGGGAACCATTCTTCCGGTGTTACCTGTGGCCGGTCGGGCAGTATTGCCTCGCGCAGAACTCGCAGGAGAAGATCGACACTACCTACCGGCAGTTCTCCATGACCGTGGCGCAAGTCGTCAAGGCTTTCGGCTACAAGCGATGCAGCCGCACGGTGCAGAACGAGTATGATCAGGGCGCGTACGATGCCTGGGTCCGGGTGATGCAGGTGATCGAGCCCAACGACCTGGGCAAGCCGCAGACGGGGATCGGCCCCAACAAGCCGGGGAGATCGGGGTGGTTCGAGGAGCAGGCGAATGAGCAGCAATTCTTGCGCGAATCAGGCTACTACGAGTTCCCATGTGTGGCGCCTCGTTGGTCCCTTACGGGTGAAGACGTGTACGGGTCTTGCCCTGGAATGGAGGCTCTGGGAGACATCAAGGCCCTTCAACTCCTCGAACGTCGTAGTGCACAAGCCTACGATAAGATCGTCAACCCTCCCATGAAGGGGCCGATGTCCCTCAAGACGCAGAAGATCAGCCTTCTGCCGGGGGACGTGACCTACGTGCCGGATAGCGTGGCGGGGCAGAAGCTAGAGCCCGCCGTGACCGTGGATCCTCGCGCCATGCAGACGGCGCAGGAGAAGATCCAGTCGCACGAGTACCGTATCAACCAGACCTTCTACACCGACCTCTTCCGCAAACTGGAGACCAAGGAT